GTCATTATCGAGCGATGTTAGGAGGCATGTGCTGAGCCTGCCTAATGGCCCAGCAACACACCTCGGGGTAGCTGCCGAAATGGCACGCTTTCCCCGGTGGTTCGATCGGGACTCTGAGTCTCCGACCGTTCCAGAGGCATTGCGTCCCTTCGCCGAGGGACGTCATTACCTCTCGACGAAGCAAGTGCCGTCAAGCACTATGCTTCGCCACGCGGGGTCGTCCTCTGTGAGGGCGCGCCGCGAAGAACTCCTGAGGGGTGGTTACACCCTCCAGGAGTTCACGTCAGATGCGGACACTCCTGTCCGCACACTGACGGTTCATCGGCTGGTGGGATCAATACCCACCGCCAGTGAAAGTCTCGCTGAGCTCCTCAAGGAGGTTGACGAGACCATGGACGTCATCCATAATACGGATGGCGAACATGACGTCGACGAGGATTTTTCGGGATCCGATGCCGACGTGGCGACCGTGGGTCTCACTCCTGAGACTCCCGGCCGCAAGATCCGGTTCCGTGAGAAATCACGGTACAAGATCAAGTACGAGGACCCATGGAAGATCCATGCGGGCAACGTACTAGGGCAGAAGGTGGGAACTTTCCCTACTACTGTCCTATGGTCCGGAGACGGAATACGTCTCCAGGACCCACTCCCTGCGCGGCTTTTAGGGCCGTTATGGGGAGGATCTGACAAGAACAAACAACGTTGGAGTCAGATCGCAGACACGAACGTGAAGTTACACGTCGTGTATGCACACACTCATTGGGGACGAGCCCTCAAGGAGATGTGTAACGAGTCCAATTCGTATTACACGAATTGGGCACGTACCCTGAGGCGCCGGATAAACCGGTTTCTCAGGGGTTCGACTGATCCGTGCCTAAGCGCGGAGCAGAAGAAATCCTTATTCGTAGGGGAACAACACCCCTCGAAGAAGGCACGGTCTGATCGGTTCATAGAACTGCTCAAGACCGTCGACGGGATATTTGTCCAGAGGTATCTGGCATATCCCGAAGAGGTATGGACATGGTCGAGATTCGACCTGTTCACCCTCGGAAACATCTCCTATCTGATAGGAGATGAATTCCTGGACGGTGAGGTCTCAGAAGAGGCCCTCACCCTCCACACTGCCTATTCGCAATTGAAAGCGGCTAGGAAGTGGTTCAAAGGTCACGCACATGGCGGGACCCTTGAACACGCCATGCGTGACCTATCTCAGGTCCCGCATTGGTGTCGGCAGTTTGCTGGCGTGTGGAAACAAGCCAGTACAGCCAAAGAGCACCGCCGGACATTCCTGTTCGGCTTGCTCTCCCAGACCAGAGGAGCGGGGACCCCGCCACCTTTGGTACTGCTCCAGTCGAAGGTGAAATTCCTTTCAACCATTCGACTGGAAGCGCCCCTCAAGAACTCGTTCCGAGTTCTTGCGAGGCGGGCCATGGAGGAAGTGCTTGATGCACTCCCTGCCGCGGCGTTCACCGGGCTCGCGACGAAAGCGCGAATTACGGTGACCACCTCCGCATCCTGGGAACATACCAGGCGTGAAGGAGGAACGGTGGAGACAGCCCGAGAGCTGTTATCCACCGTGCCGCCCGACGAGACAGTCCCAATCCGGGACCTCGAAACGGGCGCGATCGTGTCGCGAAGGTTAACCTTCCGATTCGACACGGTCGGAGAGTGCGTGTTCTGGCTTGCGCTAGATCACGTACTCCGGACCCCCGTGGACGACCTTAAGGTCGCTTTTCTCACGGTGGTCAAGGAGCCTGGTAAGGCGAGAACCGTTACCAAGGCCCGTGCTTGTCTCAAGATCGTGCTCGATGTTGTAAACAAGCTGTGCTCCGAGCCCCTCAAAAAGGGGATACGGAGCAGCCAATCGGGGATGGCGCAAGCCAACCACGGTTGGAATCTCTTCCTTCGTCTGATGTCAGACGAAATGAGAGACATGCTGTTCTCCACCGAAATTCGGGAGGAGAACGCATATGAAGGGTACGTCGAAAGGACGGACACCTTCAAGAGCCTCTTTGTGTCCTCTACGGACTACAAAGAAGCCACAGACCAGCTCCACCACACGGTGGCAGCTGACCTGGGAATGGCTTGGATGCGCAAATGCGGCATCCCAGCCATTCTACGCGGTATCGTCAGGAGAACCTGTTTCGAACCGCGTCGGGTTTACTTTTACGCTTCCGGCGTATTAGCAAACCTCGGTGACAACGCACCCGCTATGGGTGAAGGCATAAACGTTGTCACGCTTCGTCGGGGAGTCCTGATGGGAGATCCCTTGACGAAGGTCGTGCTCCACCTTGTCAATGTGGTGACACGACACATAGGAGCCAGGATTTTCAGTCCTGACTTCTATGACTGCCTACCAATGGGCCGTGAGGTCCAGGAGGCAGTTCTCCGCGGGTTCAGTCAGACTGAACCAAGCGAAGATACATCCGGGTAGCGCCGTCAAGCGTTTTCCCGGTGTAACGCAATGCCCCCCTCGGGGGAGCGGTTACGTTA